CAGAAGCTTGATCAGTAATATTAGAAGTTCCACTTCCTTCACCTACATCGCCTGCAACTAACTTAGGCATAATCGTTCGTTTACTTTCAACTTTATTAAAAGGCCTAAAAGTTGCTGTAAACAATAAAGCATCTCCTTGAGAAGGATTTCTGTCTATACTTAAAGACGTCATCACCATATTTTTATACGTATATAAACTTGTGACTATAGTAACGATCTTTGGTTTATTTATATAAACAGTGCTGTTTAGATTTTCTCCAATTATTCTTGTGAGTTCTAAAAAAGAACCTTTTACTCTGTTAGATGTCACAGCGTTTAAATTTTTTGCTTTATTGTCAATTATCTCATCTATAGTAACAGAACTTATATCAGAAGCAAAATCAACTGGTGAGTTAGTTATGAAACCAGAAATAGACACCTCAAAAGGATTTCTTTTTATGTGATCATTTATATTAGAACCATTTTCAACAGGATACTCAGTTATCTCGTTACTGAAATGATGGCTATCTGCCAGGGTTGCGTCTAAAGTAATAGCGCCAATTCTCCCAGGTTCTTGCTTATCTGCTATTAAAGATACGCTACTCACTGTAAGCCTCATTTCCAGATAATATTTTTTTCCACTCAGCGTCAAGCGCTTTTTTGACTATTTTATCAGTTGCTTCCTCAATAAACTTTACTTGCTCTTGCTGAGTTCCAGGTGGTACTGTGACTTTTATATCGTTATTTATTTGAACTCCTGCACTGTCGTTTACTGCCTTATTCTTAAATGCGAAATTTGCGGGCGTATATACTATACCTTTAGGTGTCATTTTAAAATCTCCAGCTAAAAAATCTATAGCAGAAGCAATATCGAACGCAGTGATACCACCTCTTTTTAAATGATTTTGAACCTCTTCATACGCTTTTTTAGCTTCCTCTTGCGCTTTTTTAAATTCATAACCATAATCACCTTTATTTGCTTTTTTATACACACCAGTATCTTTATCTTGTTTATTAAACAACTTCCAAATAGAAAAACCAGCTGATGCAATAGAGTCGGCTATCGCATTAAAAATAATGTTTGATAATCCTTTTATACCTTCATATATGACATTGACTAATGTGTCCCACAATGTCATTATAGCGTATACTAAACCATTTACAATACTGGAAAAAAGCTTCCATATTATAGGTCCCATATTGTCTAAACTTTTTGATATTTTTTCTATATCATGCTCAACTAAACCGTGTACATAATTAAAAAGGTTCGTAAACATGTCTTTTATCGGAGTAATAAAATCTGTTTCTATATAGCCTTTTAGTATTTTTAAGTCTTTTTTAAAGTTTTCATAAAATGATTTAATCTTATTATAGAAACTATTTACTCTTTCTTCATACTTAGAGAAAGGACCTAAAAAATCACCTAAGTATGTATCTCCACCTTTCATCCAAACATTTAACTCATCTATTAATAAAAAGATAGATGCCATTGCCGCCATTATTGCGCCTGGGATAAGTAAAACCCTTACTAAAAGAGAACCTAAGCCAGCTTGTAATCCTAAAATACTGGCAGACATTAAACGAATAGTTGATATAACAAACGTTCCAAGTTTAATCCAAGTGCTTAGGAAAACCATTAAAGGACCTAATACAAGTAAAAGAGCAGTAACACCTAATATAAGTTTTTTCTGAGAATCATCTAAGTCTAAAAACTGCTCATTAAGTTTATTTAGAAAAGCTATAAATTTCTTTATCGCTTCTCCCAGGTTTAAAACTTTCACTATTTGAGAACCAAAACTAGAAGACAATACGTATAGGGAATCTATTAAGTTAGAAAAAACTCCGCCTATAGTTTGCATCATTTTTTCCATTAATTTAAAATATCTTCCTCCTTCGCTTGTCACATTTATAAGAGCTTGTCTGACTACGTCAGCTGATATATTATAATCAGAAACTCTCGAAGCTAAATCTTCTTTTGGTATGCCGGTTAATCTAGATAATTCTGGAAGAATAACTACTCCAGCTTCAGTTAACTGACGCAACTCTTGGCCACGTAATTTTCCGGCTGTCATTATTTGGCCATATGCCAGAGCTACTCTGCTTAGCAAGTCTTGTCTTCCACGAGACACATCGCCTAATACTTGTAAAGTTTTAATTAGTGTATTTCCACTTTCACCCATTGCCATAAGCATGTTTGATGTTGCTATTACCCCTTTAAGAGTAAAAGGTGTATTAACTGCAAAGTCTATCAAATCCTTCATTACTTTTTTAGCTTGATTCGCATCTCCTAAAAACACTTCAAATGCTACATGTGCTTGCTCTATATCAGAAGCAGCTTTTAAAGCATATGTAGTAGCTGCCGCTATAGGAGCACTTATGGCAATAGACAACCGAGTGCCAAGTCTACCAAGCCTGGCCCCAAAAGAATCTATTCTATTTTGAGCAGCTTGTAAACTAGATTCATCTAAATCAACGCCTATAAGCAATAAGAAATCTCTAAGTACCATATCAGTCCATTAACCCCAATTCTTTAGGATTGCCGTTTGGTTGCTTAGCTACTAAAAAAACAAGCGCGTTTTTTATAGACGATAAGTCTTTTCGAGCATTGCAATTATTCTCATGCTCTTTTAATAATGACCTAACAGTTTCTTGATGCATCTGCTTTTCATGATTTAATAATGCACTATAAATCATATCTCTGTATACGTTTCCACTTACATAATTAGTTATTATAAATGTTAACATAGCAGAAAAAATAGCACATATGACGCCTGTTATTATTGTAGTAACCACGCTACTCCTCACCCTGTTCTTTTAAACAATTATACATTGCGTCTCGTATATCTAGCATTGCACATGCTCTTATAACATCGTCAACACAGTAAGTTTTCTCAATTTCTTCTAAAGTGGCTATTTGTTCTATAACTAATCTCCAAATAGGCCACTCATCTAAAAGATCTTGATCAACATTTTTTATTACTTTGTCGTATCGTTCTCGGACGGTATCAGACTGTTGCTTTCGGTTTCCTTCAACTGGCGTCCAATACCGTCCATGTTGAAAAGATTGCCAAAATTAACCTCCAATACAAAAGCAAGTATTTTGTATAATAAACCATAGTTTCCAGCAAAAAGACTGTCAAACACCGCAGTATTTGAAAGTTCCTTACCATCAACTCGGGTTGTTGATACAAGGTTCATGACTAGTTCAAAAGTTGAATCCTCATCCATAGTGGTTAATAGATTAGAAATACCGTCACCTATTACACTTAAGTCAAACTCAGTGTTTAATAAGTTCAGTAATTTCGCATCTTTAATACCACTTGTTTTAATAAAGCTAAAAACAACTTTTGCAAGCCCTGGCCCAAGTATTTTTATCAACTTGACTTGGTACCTGATACCACTTCTTCCGTCAAAATTAACAGTTGTAATCTTAAAACCGTCAATTATTCTTTCATGTTTTTTAATTCCCACAAACTACCTCCATATAAAAGAATAACATTATTGTCCAAGAACATTCCCACCAGTAAACATTCTAAGATTTACACACCGGAAAACCCACTCTCGGTCTGAAATTTCTTTTCCAAACTCAGCATCTGCATGCTTCTTAATCCAGGCATGGGCTGATAAATATTCAGAAGTCCCACTTAAATCTGTAATTGAAACAGGGACAATACCTTTTTTTGTAGCTTCATCAAAATTAGCCAGGGCAGACAATACTGCATTAGACGGAGATGTTTGAGCTAAAACACAAGTTATAGTCCCAGATCTATCAACTGATGCAGCTCTCGAAGTCACTCCATCCATCCCAGTCACATCGGTAAAAGAATCTCCAGAGCGTTCGACTTTTATACCGACGCCGTCTTTAAAACCGCCAATAGGTATTCCACTAACAGTAAATATTACTTGAGAAGGGTCGAACGTTTTTGGTTCTTGTGAAATAGGCATATTCTCTCCTTTTTTACACTGTTATATTTGCTACCATTTCAACTGCGTGAATAGCTCCTGCTAAGAATCCTCTGAATTTAACGCCTGTGAGTTTTCTAGCAGATCTATCTGCATCTAACACATCTTCTATCCTTGGCACTGTACAAGAAAAACCACCGATCTGTGTGCCATCTTCATTGTAAGATATTGGTGAAAAACCTCCTACTGATATGCCTAACTGTCCTATTTGGTCCATAACACTTTTTAACCCAACAAGTCCTTCAGAAGTGAAAGGTACTTTGTCAAGTTTAGCAAGGTAACCAAAAACAGCTTCGCCAAGTCTTGATACAATCCAGTCAATAAAGTGAACTACATCGAAAAATTCGCCTTGGCCAGATTTACATTCTCTCACCATACTTATACCGGAGATTAACTGGTATATGTTGCAATTCTTATCCAAAGCATTTTTCGAATTTGTGGGCGTTAAAGAAGAAGTTCCTATCCCCACAATATTTTTAAACATACCTGTGTAAGAACCAGGCTGACGAGTCAGAAGACTTCCAAGAAAACCAGCTTCTGGAAACTCAGTATCAGCACTTTCATGGTACAAAGAATAACTTCTCACATAAGACCTAGCTTTTAAAATCGCGGCTATAGAGTCAGTTTCTTCGTCTGTTCCATTACCTGTTCCATTACCATTACCTGTTCCATTACCATTACCTGTTCCATTATCTGTTCCATTATCTGTTCCATTATCTGTTCCATTATCTGTTCCATTATCTGTTCCATCATCTGTTCCATCATCTGTTCC